TGCTCCCACAATTGGTAAAACCAAGTTTGGCGATGGAACATCACACAGAACTAAGTTCGACCGTAAACCGAAACGGGATAACGGTACCCAAAAGTCCCCNATTGACGCTTGCGACGGCGCCAGTGGAGTCCTCTCGAGTCGCGGTGACCTCGTTGCCAGTTGATGCTGGCACATTGGAATACGTTCTACAACGTATTTGCCCGGTAGGATTGCGTCAGGATTTCGGAATCAATTCTGAGAATGATCCGGATCCCGCCGAGTGGGCTCAGGATGCCTGGGAATCGCTTATGTTAGCGATGACCAGATACCCTGATACCCATTCCGGTCTGCGGCAAGCGGATAAACGTAACGAGTTTATTCGTGTGTATACGAAGCGCTTCGAAGAAGGAACAGCAGTCAAATGGCTAAAGTTCCATACTTCGTACCTCTTCGCATATGCGATGTCGCAGACCGAACTACCGGTCGCCCCTGGAGCTCTCTTGGATTCTGAGCGTCCAGGTCGTCCCGTCATGGGACCTCTCGGTAAAGCGCTACGGAACGTGATGGAGCGAGCTCGGCAAGGTTCAATGCCGTATGTTCGCGTTGCGCTGGACATTCTAATGTCAAAAGTTGGAATGCCCGTCGTACCAAGTACGTTCGTTAAGGCGTCTCTTATTGACCATGAGCGTGCGCTCACGAGAGCTGCGCCCGTCGTCAGTGAGGAAGACGAGAAGGTCCTCCGTCAAGTTGAGAACAAGATTGCCGATATCTGCAATGTGGTATATCGCGGAACCCATTTTGAACACGTCACACCGATGCCCTCTTTTAGGGCTAGTTTCGAAAACGTGGTGGGTAACGCGGGGGCTTTCGGGGAGTTAGCTACTGAGTTTAACCGAGCTCATAGTTTTCTTCCTGAACCAAGTGTTCTATTTGGTATGGTCTTTTGTAACGGTCACGTTCGTGAAGTTCGTTTTGTTGACATGTCTGAGAGGGTTTCGACCTTCCAAGACTTCGTTGATAGAATTTGGATGACGCGATTGGATGAACCCTTGGACTGTAAGCCCGTGGCTATCCTCGAACCCCTGAAGGTCAGGATAATTACCAAGGCTCTCGCTGCAGAGTACTATCGCTCGTGTGAGATCCAGAAGTATATGCATCAGCATCTACGTCGACATCCGATGTTTAATTATATCGGTCAGCCGATTAGTGATGACGACTGGGCTATAGCTTTTGGTGGCCGTAACACGTTGAAGGATGACGAGTTTTATGTCAGTGGCGACTACAAGGCCGCTACCGACAACCTCAGGCCCGATCTGAGTGAATGGACGTGGAAGTGCATTGCCGCTAAAGCCCAATGGCGCGGCTGTTCTCTTTCATCAACTCCTTATTACCAGCTTGGGATGAAGGCTTTAACCGGACATCGTCTTCACTACGGTCCTTTAGTTCGTAGGCAATCTTGGGGTCAGCTGATGGGTTCTCCCATGTCGTTCCCGATCCTCTGTATCGTTAATGCTGCCGCAACTTTGGTAGCACTCGGTAAGGAATTCCTTCCGGACACAAAGATACGTGTGAATGGCGATGATATTGCTTTCATCGCCAATCAAGAAAGTTATAACCGTTGGAAGTATGTCACACATTTATGTGGGCTTGACTTCTCTGTAGGTAAAAACTACACGTCCCGGAAATTCATAATTATGAATTCGGAGTTTCGACGTTCGCCGAGTGAGGCTCGTTGGGAGATTCATGATGAAGTCAGGTCAACCCGCTCCTGGGTTCCTGAGTGTCGGACGCGGTCGATCCGACCGCTTATCGAGTCAGCATCCTTACATGAGGGATGTGATTGCGACGTTGAATTCGACGCAGACCGCCCAACCGAGGAGTTAATTATAACTCAGTCGGTAACCGGGGATCTTGTTCCGGGTCCGTACGAGATTGTTCGAACTTTACATCCCGTTCCCTGGAAACTGGAAGGCTTCTTGAATCAGTCCCTACTGTGCAACAAGTGCAAGAAAGGGATGGACGCTGGTCAGGAGAAGGATACTTATTGGACGGATCTCTCGAGCATTTCTTATGAGATGCTCCGTGGGATCCCACCCAAGGATCACTGGAAGTTTTATGGCTTGTTTTTCAAGACTTATGACACAGTGGTCCGTGAAGCCCCTCCCTTGGCCAACAAATGGTTTCCAAAGGCTTTGGGCGGCATAGGATTATGCCGACCGTCGGTCGATTTTTCTTATCGGACCGATCCTGCTGTTCTTGAACAGCAGCGGAAGCTCGCGGCGAATCTGGCGTGTGATTCGGAAGGTCGTCTCTCACGACCAACGAGGGAATCCTGCTCATATGGGATGATCTCAGAAGTTATGAAAGACGTTCGCTCTCTTTCAAATAAACAAGTTCCCGCTCGCCTGGTGCAAAAACCTTTACACCGGGAGAATAGACCAGTTTTGGGGGGTCTAACCCTGCTCGGCTATATGTTAGCCGCGCCATGCCATGTCACCGCACTACACCGTTGGGATACGCACGGTAACGAGATTCTCAAACAGTATAAGCTTGGTGCTATACTGCCTGAGGAAGCGAAGGCCGATCATCAGGCCGTGAATCAACGTCTACATTTCGCCTACGATAGGTGGATACGTGGACGGCTTCACACGTCACTCAAACCAATGGCACTTGAGAAGATCCAGGAATATCAAGAACACCTGGTGTCCAAGTCTCTTGTCGAGGTTTTGAGTGTCGGGGGCTATGAGCGTGCTATGGACTAAATCCAGAACGGATAGCCGTGGGAACCGTAAGGTTATGCGGCTGGTGGGTTGGGTTAACCCTGAAACGGTTAGGAATACAGCGTGAT